ATGGAAAACTTAAAAGCGTTACTCGCAAGCTGGGCGCGTAGCTTCTTAGCTGCGGGAATTGCGGTTTACATGGCTGGAGTCTCAGATCCCAAGGCGATCGGCATGGCGGGCCTTGCCGCCGTTCTGCCTGTAATCCTACGCTGGCTAAATCCTAAAGATTCAGCTTTCGGGTTATCGGGGAAGTGACTCGGAAACTACTCGCGGGAAGTCTGGCCTTAGTCCTTTCGGTCGGGCTTTCCGCTTGTGGTTATCAGGGTTGGGTTCGCTATGAATGCCAAGAATACGAGAACTGGTCGAAACCAGAATGTCAAGAGCCACAATGTATCCCTACTGGAACATGTACTAGCGATGTCCTTGGAGAAGAAGCTCCACAGCCCAGCTCGACGCCGTAGCCCAGAAGAAGTCCACGCGACTTTAATTCTTATCATCGGCTCGACTTTAGCCGCCGTCTTCTTGATCGTAACGCTTGGCATTACTTACGCGCTTATCTTCGTTACACAGCCTATCGGTAATCAAGCTCCGAACGACGCGGCTTTTATTGATCTTCTAAAGACTTTAGCGATCTTCTTGACTGGATCACTCGGCGGAGTGTTGGCGGGTAATGGGTTAAAGTCCAAGCCGAAGCCAATCGACACGCCGACAATTACGCGGGAATCTTGACCTAGACGCATTCTTGCTTCACTCTTTACATAGGGAGCGCGAATGTCGCTTCCAGTATCGGGAGCAATAAATAAATGAACGAACTATCTATCGTCGTAGTTATGTCTGTAGCTGCGCTTTTATGGGCAACTATGACCTATTCAGTCGGTTATCGAGAAGGTGAGCGACGCGGTTATGCCCGCGGTCGAGCTGTATCTCGTCACGCAGCTAAGGAAGTGCGCTAATGAGCTTCTTAGACAATTACGAAGATGTCGCAGCCAGAATAGCCCGTCTATGGGCTACACACCCTACAGCTAGAGTCCAGACGAACATCGTGGATTTTAACGCCGAGAAGGGTTATGTCCTTATCCAAGCCCAGATCTTTCGCGAGTACGAAGATCTACAGCCATCGGCTACCGACTACGCGTTCGGTAATGTCGCAACTTATAACATCAACATGAAGAAGTTTTTTGTCGAGGACACTGTTACATCGGCTATCGGAAGAGCTATCGGTTTACTACTCGGAGCAGATAAGCGTCCTACGCGTCAGGACATGGAGAAAGTCGAGACCATCAGCGCGAAGGTCGCTAACTCAACAGCCGACGATTACGATCCATGGACACAGAAGTTCGGCGAAGTGCCAAGTTATAAGACGGCAGAAGAAGCCGAACAGAGCGGCATTCCTAGCCTTGGATCATCAATGGACGAGATCGCTAAGCAGCTGGGTAAAGAGTTACTTCCAGAAGCTCCATATTGCAGCCATGGACATCGAATCTTTAAGACTGGCGAAGCTAAGACGGGTAAAGCTTGGGGCGGTTGGTTCTGCGTCGAGAAGACCAAGGCGACACAGTGTTCGCCGCTGTGGTATGTCTTAGCCAGCGATGGCAAGTGGAAGCCACAGGTCTAAAGATGAGCGACTTCGATCTAAAAAAGATTTACACATCGCCAGACGGACACATCTACAGTTTTAGCGGTTACGGTGGAGTCGAGAATTGTTCGGACTGTGACGACTTTACGCAAGTAAACGAATACGACAGAGATGACGGTTTAGTCGTTTTCTTCTGTAACAAGTGCGAAGATCGGTTACACCTATGAGCGACTTAATCGAGATTCTTAATCCGCAAACTATGACAGCCAAGCTTCTACAGAATGGCGAAGTAATTGCAGAATACAAAATCGAACAGTGCGACAGCTGCGCCAGATTAAAGAAGCTGGACGCTTTCGGTTATACCAAGGGCCAAGGCGGAGAGAAGTTAACTTGGCTCTGCGGTGACTGTAGATGAAGGTTAAACCGACGATCGAAGATAAAGTCTTAGCTCATACAGTAGCTCTAGAACGAATCGCCCAGATCCAAGGTCACGCAGACGCTTCGAGCAGATACGACAGAGAACTCGGCTTTCATGATTATGTCGCGCAAGTGGCCGAATCAATCGTGGCCGAGATCTTAGTCGCTCGTTACTTAGGCTTTATCGATTTCGATCCAAGGTCTTCACAATTTAAGAAGACGGCAGATGTTGGAAGCTTTATCGAAGTAAAGTGGACGCGTTATGACTCTGGTCAGCTCATCATCTATGAGAATGATCGCCAGAGTGATGTCGCCGTCCTAGTCGTAGGCACTAGCCCGAATTACAGGTTAGCGGGCTGGATACCCGTAGCCATGGCCAAGCGTCCACGATACAAACATGCGAAACAGCCGACATGGTGGGTAACGCAACAGAATCTACAGCCGATCGAGAATCTTAAAGGGAGTAACTATGGACAAGCTGCGCTTTAAGTGCCGAGTCTGCAAGAAAGAAACAGAGCAACTTATTCGTGTAATTACAGATAATCTTCCAGAGAATGTAAAGACGATCCAGTGCTGCGTCTGCTCGACTATGACGGTGGCACTAATTGGAGAAGCTAATGGCGACCTATGAATACCGCTGCGAAGTGTGCAGTAAAGAGCTAGAAGTCCAGCGTCCCATCGAGGACACACTGGCCAGAGATCCTTACTGTCCTAATTGCACTGTACCAATGAAGCGCATTTACTCGCTTGGTGGAGTCGTGTTTAAGGGTAATGGGTGGGGCGGTAAGCCATGAAGTTATCCACAGAAGTTATGCACAGGCTGTGCGCAACGCCCAAGAGTACGCTCGTTACACTGTTAAACTTGACAGTCTCGGTACGCTGTTATCGCTTAAAGCGAGCCGCTGTGGCGGATAGCTCGCTAAGGCGAATGCAGCTATCGGCCAAGCTCTATGCTCTTACGGCTCTGCTATTAACAGTAAGCATTCCAGAGGCAACAGCTAAGAACTATTCCATAGATCATCTAAAGCTCTACTCTCATAGTCGAATCTTGGACTATAAAGAGTTCCAATGCTTTAACAAGATTATTACTAAGGAATCTCGATGGAACTACTTAGCGAAGAACGGTAGTCACTTCGGACTAGGCCAGATGAGATCTAAGCATTACAGAGATCTCGATCCATTCAGACAGATAGACGCTACTCTTAAATACATTACGAATCGTTATGGTAGTAACTGTAAAGCGTGGGCATTCCATCAAGATAGGAACTATTACTAATGACTCTACACTCACAGCGTAAGAGCAACTCGACACAGTGGAAGAAGCTTCGTCTTCGTATCCTCAACCGCGACGGCTGGATCTGCTTCTGGTGTGGAATGGAAGCCAATACATGCGACCATGTAATCCCAGTAGCAAGGGGCGGAAGCGATGACCCAGATAACCTAGTAGCTGCGTGTAAACGATGTAACTTCTCACGCCAAGATCGACTACCCGAAGAGATGGACATGATTAAAACTAAGAAGGCTGGTCTTTTTTTAGATGGGAGTTCCACCGCCACTCTCTCCCGAGGTCTTCTTTCACCACCAAACGACTCGATAAAGCATGATTAGGCCTAAAGAGGACTCAGAAGGTACAGAGAAGCCTCAAAAGGTCTCAGATAGGCTCACATCGGCTACCGAGAGAACTACAGGACTCTATTTAGGCTCTCCGACTCCCAGAATCCACTCTAAACTCTTAGATTTACCGTCACGCGGGCAAGATCTAATCGATTTCGCCGATTCCATTAAGCTTCCGCTTCTGCCTTGGCAACGATGGGTCGCGATGGAAGCTCATCGCTATAAGGCCGATGGTCGCTGGGCGCACCCGCTCGTTACTGTCGTCGTAGCGCGCCAGAATGGCAAGACTACGCTCATGAAGATCCGCGCTCTGGCTGGTCTGTTCTTATGGCAGGACGGACTCCAGATCGGAACAGCTCATCGACTTACTACATCGCTGGAGACTTTTCGAGATCTCGTTAACATCATCGAAGAGAACGAACATCTAGCCAGACAAGTAAAGCGAATCCGCTGGGCGCATGGATCAGAAGAGATCGAGCTTAAATCCGAGTTCGGCGGCGGTCGGTACATGGTTAAAGCTGGCGGTTCAGCTGCTCGCGGTATCTCCAAACCCGAGACCGTTTTCGTCGATGAAACCCGAGAGCTTAAAGACGAATCGACATGGGCTTCTCTGCGTTACACGATGATGGCCGCTAAATCGCCGCAGCTCTGGACGCTATCGAATGCGGGAGATCAGCATTCCATCGTTCTTAATCAGCTGCGCGAGCGTGGAATGTCCGCAGCTAAAGGCGACGACATCGCTTACTATGAATGGTCATCTAATTACGAGAAGATCGACGATTCGCCCGCGTTCTGGAAAGGCGCGGCGATGGCTAACCCAGCACTCGGCCACACTATCCACATCGATAACATTCGGGCCGTTCTTAACGATCCGCCAGATGTCGTAAAGACAGAAGTTCTCTGTAGATGGGTCGCCACGATCTCAGCTGCTATCCCAGCCGAAGAATGGAATCAGTGTGGAGAAGAAGGCTTAGAGCTTGATCCAGAAAAGACGACTTGGCTGGGTATCGATGTAAGTCCGAATCGTCGCGACGCGGCATTAGTGGCGGCCCAACAGATCGACGACGAGCGATTCTTCGTAAAGCTTCTTCACACTTGGCATAACCCGATTAACTTGGACGATAAAGCGATCGCGAACGACATCGCTCCCTATGTTAAACAGTATCCAGTCGAGACAGTGGCTTATTCTAAGCGTACGGCTTCTGCTATAGCTGCGCGGTTAGTTCCAGCGGGTATCCCGATCTCAGACATCGACGGCGCACTGTATGGCCAAGCTTGCGACGAATTGTTAGGAGCGATCACATCGAAGAGATTACGGCACGACCCGAAACAGACAGAGTTATCCAAGCAGATCTTATCAGCTGCGAGACTTCCGTTCGGAGATGGTGGCTGGACTATCGGGCGGAGAGCTTCTCAGTCGACTGTCTGCGCGACGGTTGCGACTGCACTCGTCACGCATTACGCGACACGCCCGCCGATGGATCTTGACATCATGGTCGGATAGCGGTATCGCACTCTCGTAGAATTGCGACATGGGATTATTCGATCTATTCGTTCCGAAGGTTAACGCTGCGTCTCCAGCTTCTATCAGTATCGACGCGGCGGAATCGCTGTACCCAGTTAACACTCTTAACTCTCTCGGCGGCTATTACTTTATGGGTAATCAGACCGCTACCCGTACGGAAGCGATGGGCGTTCCAGCTTTAGCTCGCGCTCGTAACATAATCTGTACGACTCTCGGATCTTTCGAAATGCACACTCGCAACATCGCAACAGGCGAGAAAGTGCAACAGCCAAGAGTTATCAATCAGCCAGATCCGCGAATCGCTGGCTCTGCGTTCTGGTCATGGTTAGCCGAGGACATTTTATTTTATGGTTACGGATACGCGCGTGTAATGCAACGCTACGCCGACACTGGTCGTATTCAGGCGATGGAAAGAATCGATCCTCTTCGTGTAACTGTTACTACTAACGGCAACGGAACAGAGATCGACGGTTATTCTGTCGATGGAACAGTAATCGATCCTAGCGAATTGGTCGTCTTTACTGGACTCGATGAAGGAATCTTAAATCGCGCTGGCCGCACTATTCGCGCAGCTTCGGCGTTAGAAAAAACAGCGTACGACTTCGCGATAAATCCTAATCCGCAGACAATTCTAAAAAACTCTGGCGTAGCACTTCCGAAAGATCGTGTAGCTGCACTTGTCGCAGCCTTTAAGAATCGTACTTCTAAAGCTGTTACATTCTTAAACGGCGATGTATCTATCGAGACTGTCGGTTACGATCCTAAGAATCTACAGCTTAACGAAGCTCGCGGATACCTGGCTCTCGAATTGTGTCGCGCTGCGGGTCTTCCAGCTTACTTCGCAAGTGCAGAGCCTAATAGCTTTACTTATTCGAATGCAGTTAGCGAACGCCGTTCATTAGTAGATTATTCGCTGCGTCCACTTATGACATGTATCGAGCAACGAATGAGCCTTAGTGATTTCACTCCACTAGGACAAGATGTTAAGTTCGATCTAGACGACTTCTTGCGTGGCAATCCTTACGAGCGCGCGCAAGTTTACGAAATACTTAATCGAATCGGCGCGATGTCGATCGAAGAAATCCGCGAAGAAGAGGATCTACTTCTATGAAAATAACTACACCTATGAACATAACAGCGGCAGATTCTAACTCTCGCACTATTAGCGGGCGTATCGTCGCATTCGAAGAAGCTGCTAACGCTTCTACTGGGAAGGTCGTCTTCGCAAAAGGTTCGATCGCTCCAGCTAGTGTAAAACTTAATTTAGAACACGATCGCACTCGTCCAATCGGAAAGACTATGGACATGACATTAAACGAAGATTCGATTGACGCAGTCTTTAAGATTACGAACACTACAGCGGGAACGGACGCGCTTGTCGAAGCGATGGAAGGTCTACGCGATGGGTTCTCTATCGAATTAGCTGTCGACGATTACATCATGCAGAAAGACGGAACTATGCGCGTTTTAGCGGGAGAGTTAACTGGCGTCGCACTAGTAACAGAGCCAGCCGTACGATCCGCAAGAGTGAGCGAAGTCGCCGCGACAACTGGCGAAGAAGCCGAAGAACTTTCCGATTCCACAGTGGAAGAGGAAGTAACAACAACAACAGAAGGAGACGAAGTGGACAACACCGTCACAAACGCGGAAACCGTCGAGACGGTCGAAGCTGCTCAGTCAACAACAGCCGCAGCGAAGCCAATCGTAGGCGGATCATTCACCAAGCCACGCTTAGAGTTCACAGCTGCTAAGTATGTGGAAAACACCATTCGCGCAGCGATGGGCGACGATCAAGCTCGCCAGTACGTTCTCGCAGCCGATAACACAACAGAC